CTGAATGATATAAAATTTGTTCTTAAATCTATGGTAGATGAATTTGATGGTGTGGATTGTCTGTGTTCAGAGAGATGGGGCATGTGGGATATGTTGGAATGGTGTGACCAAAACAATATATCCCTTGAAACCCTATCCCCAACTTATGAAAAACAGCGTATAATTTTCTCTGAATTGTACAATTTATACCGAAATGGTTTGTTCAAAACCCCTAAACTTTATGTTTCTGGTTCTAAAACAGAGGATATTTTAGAGGAAGAAATCCAGCTTTTTGACCATAACCCCTTTAAAAAATGGTATGGTTCTCCAGAAAAGATAATTAAATATGGTATTCAGGATGATGCTGTGTTTTCTCTTGGACATGCTATTTATGGGGGAAGAAATATAGGGGTAGAAGATTTTAGGTCCAGACAAATGGAATTGAATTTTGGTTCTATGTATAACGAACCCACTGTTGGAAAATACTGATTAAGGAGAATTTATGGAACGGATGGAGTTTGAAAAAGCTATAGATGAAATGCCAGAGGATGTTTTGGGACAAATTGCTGCTTCTATGCCATGGTCTTCTGCTATGGGGGAAGATGTCAATGTGGTAGATGAAGATGGTTTTACAATATCCAGTGTATCAAATTATGCTGATTTTTCCAAACTACAGAAAATGTGTTGGGAAAAATTCTTGGATAATCCACAGATAAATTCCCATGTTAGGGATTATATGGGTAATCTTACTGGTTATGGCTTTTCTATGGATTCTGATATACCAGAAATAGCCACAGAAATGAAGTCCACAATAGAAGACCCAAGGAATGCTCTCTACAGGAATATGAGCAAATTTGTTGCACGATCAGAAATAGAAGGGGAATTGTTTTTATGTCTGACGGTACACAATGATGGTTTTGTAGAAGTGGACTTTATGAGTCCAAGGAGTTTAACGGCAAGCGGGTATAAACAATCTGGTATTTATTATCATGCTGAAAAGCAAAATTTTCCACTGTTCTATGAGTTTGATCTTGCCAACGATTCTAAGAATCCTACAATAATACCGTCAATAAATATAGCTTACTTCCCAGAATTGAAGAATTATGCCTTGAAAAACTTCAAGGACATTAAACCGGATTATCTTAAATCTTCGGTAAACTCCTCAAGAAAGTTTTCCAAAGTAGGGAACTTCAAGCGGTTTATTGTTGAATGGGATAAAGGATTCTTGACCACAAGAAATGTATCCCATTTGAGAACCACCATTATATGGATTAACCATTATGAAAACCTGAAAAAATGGGAAATAGACCATAAAAAGTCTTCTGGTTCTTATCTTTGGGTGGCAAGTATTTCTGATGCAAAGGCTTTTAGTACTTGGCTGAAGATGACAGAAGACCAGAAAAAAGATACCGGTCTATTTGCTAAAAAGAAACCAGGCGGCACTATTGTTCTTCCACCAGGAATAACTCTTGAGTGCAAGAATCCAAATCTTGCAAGAATATCTGATGCTGACACTGATATTATGGGAATGGTTATATCAGGACTGAATAGACCAGAGGATATGGTTACAGGGGCAACAAAGGGAAGTACCTTTTCTGGAGTTAATGCTTCCCGAGGACCACAAGCAGACAGAATCCAAGATCAGATAGCATATTTTGAAAAGTTTCTTCGGTATGATTTTTGGAGACCAATATTTTATCTGAAAAGTATTGTATCCAACTTCAAAATAACTTATAAGGTCAAGGAGGTTATAGAGTTTAAGGATAAAGAACCCATTGTTAAGAATGTAGACAAGGATGTACACGATTTAATTTACATTGAGTTTCCGGTATCAGAAGTCACAGACCTTGTAGGTAAAGCCTCTGCTCTGTTGGGGGTAAAACATCCATCTCTTGTGGAGACTTTAGGAATTCCAAGGGAAGATGTAGCCAAGAAATTAGGATTTGGTAATTACCGTAAAAAGAGATTGCAACTTGCAACTGAAGATGAAAAATTTCCGAAGTTGCTTTCTACTGTTGAAGCAGAGTCTTTACAACAGGCAAGTGGGGAGGTAAAACCACCTACCAATACTCCCCCAACAAATAAAACGGAGAAAGAACAATAATAGCTTGACTTTTAAGATTCACCATTATATTATTTTGGTAAATACAACCAACAAGAGGATACGATGAAAAAATCTTATGACAGAATTTTTGCCCAATTATTCAACCAGCCATGGCTGGTGACTGAAGATTGGATGGGAACCATTATCTCTATTGCGAACAGAGAAGGGGATATTGAGGCTATAGCTGCAAGACATTCAAGTGCCTTACCGGATACAGACCGAGTAAGTATCAGGGATGGTGTAGCTATAGTAAATGTTTCGGGGCCCATATTCCCTAAAGCAAATTTACTTACAAAGATTTCTGGTGCTACTGCTATTTCTATATTAGCTACCGATCTTACGGCTGCTGTAGAGAATGATGAAGTGGAGTCTATCATCCTGAATGTAGATTCTCCAGGTGGACACATTACTGGCATAAATGAAATGGCTAATATGATTCGTCAGTATTCTGCAATCAAACCAATTCATGGATACTCTGGTGGAGTAGCAGCTTCCGCTGGTTATTGGTTATTGTCTGCCTGTTCTTCTGTAACCGTAGATGCTACTGCCAGACTTGGTAGTATTGGTGTAGTGGCTGCTTTTGCATCTGAGGACGAAGAGTCAAAGGATATAAAGATTGTCAATACGGCTTCTCCCAAGAAAAGAGTGGATCACACCACTGAAGAAGGAAAAGCTGTAGTAGTGGAGGGACTGGATGCTCTTGCCGAGGTATTTATTTCCTCCGTAGCTGATTTTCGTGGTACAACGAGTGCTGTAGTAAAAAAGGATTTTGGAAGAGGAGGAATACTTATTGGAAGTGATGCTGTTAATGCAGGAATGGCGGACAGTATTGGTTCTTTTGAAGGGTTACTCAAAGAGAAAACAAAAGGGGGTATATTGATGGACAAGTATGATGGTACGGTAGCTTCTCTCAAGGAACACTACCCAACAGTTTATGAATCAGTGTATAATGAGGGCAAAGCCAGTTCTGCAAAGGACGTAGAGACCAAAGATGAAGAGATTGTAGCTCTTAAATCTTCTTTGGATGAGGTTACCGCTTCCAATACTGAGTTGATGTCTACTGTTTCTACTTTTAGGAAACAGGATGCTATTCGGGAAGAGCAAGCAATTACCACAACTTCGTCTGTTATTGTGTCTGATAAATTGGCTGCAAGTTCAATTCCTGCTCGATTGCACAGTAAAGTGAAAGCTCTTATTAGCCACGAGGCTTTTGTGATTGATGGGAAACTCGATGTTGCCGCTTTCTCCGCTTCTGTAGATGAGGAAATTTCTTCATGGGAGGATACTGCAAGTGCTGTGGGCGGTATTGGCACCAATACCGATATGAAAGCCGATTCAACAGAGAAGACTGCCGACGATATGGTAGCCCATTTGGTTTCTATTTCTTAATAAATATTTGGAGGTATTAAAATGAGTGAATTTGGTTTAGGTGGAAGCACTCCTCAAGTAAATCATGGTGGGGAGACCACAGGACAAAAGCGGTTGTTTTACAGTGTCCGTGACATTGCCCTGATTAAAGGCAAGCAGATTTTGGCTGGCTATGATGTTTTGAAGGCTGGTCAGATGATGGCTGTGGAGCCTATTTCTGGTGATCTTGTTCCCTACGTTCCCACAACCACTCCTTTGCACAAGGAAAAAGTTGCTGGTAACGCTTTCTCTGTGGCTGATATTGCTTCCGGTGCTACCGTTATCTTTGTAGCCAAAGGAGAAGGACAGAAATTTGTTGTTGGTCAGTCTATCATTCTGGTGAATGATAATGCTGGTACTCCCGTGTTGCATGATGGTGGTGCTATTACTGCTGTGGATGTCACTACTCATTCACACATGGATAAAATTACTTTCACAACCGCTACTGCTGTGGCTACTTTTACCGTAGCTCGTTTCACCAATGCTTATGTGAAAACCAATACAACCACTCCATTCTCTAAAGCCGTATATTTACTTGATAAAGATGTGGATACCGGTTTTGGTGCTGGTGCTGATGGCGCACAAACATCTGTGGTTATTTCAAATGCTATTGTGTACACCGCTTCTTTGATTGATATGGATGCTGCTGCTATCGCAGCGATGGGCGCAGTAACCGATGGTATTCACACGATTCTTAAATAATATTTGGAGGTAAGAGTATGAAAGGTTCTGCCGGTATTCCCCAGTTACAACTGGCTACATTGAATAAGCTGATTATGGCTTTTCAGCGTTCTCCCCAGTTGTTTTTTTCCTCTCTGTTTTCTACTCAGAAAGCCGATTCCGACACCATTAAATGGGAAGTTGAGTACGGTTCTTCTGGTATGACACCGTTTGTGGCTCCAGGCTCCGTTTCTCCGTCTATCGGAGTTGATGGCGTTGGGGAAGGTTCTGCCAAGTGCGCATTCTTCAAAGAGAAGGTTTACTTTGATGAGGAATTTTTGAACAATCTCCGCCAACTTGGTACTGCTGCCACTTACCAGTCCTCAGAGCGACATCTTGCAAAAGCTGTCAAGAAGCTCCGTAATCGTATTGAGCGTCGCCGTGAGTGGATGGCTGCTCGTATGATTATTGATGGTAATTTCAGTTATGTAACCAAAGGGGACACGAAAGCCTCTGTATCCTATGGTATTCCACAGACTCATATCATCACTCTTGCTGGTAATGATGTGTGGGGAACAGGGTCTACCCGTGATCCAATCGGTGATATCTTTGATGCCAAGAATCTTCTTGCTGATGATGCAGGGGTTACTCCAGATTATGCTATGGTAAATAGCAATCTTCTGAAACTTCTTATTTCTGATACCAAGATTCAGGATTTGCTTGCTAAATCCGCTTATGGGGACGGTAATCTGTTTGCGAATCCCTCTATGGTTCTTGGGGAGCTTCTTGGTGTTGGTAAACTTGTCGTTTACGATGAGCTTTATGAAACTACCGGTTGGTTGATGAGTAATGTTACTGGTGGCTCTTCTACTACCTTTGTTGTAGATGATGCTTCTGATTTTGTTGTTGGTGGTACTGCTCGTCTTGTAAACACTGCCCTCAATCGTTCTTGGGAAGACCTTACTATTTCCGCCGTGAATGTGACTACCAGTACCATTACTGTTAGTGCTGCTCCTGTAAATAGTTACAAGTCTGGTCGGGATAAAGTTGTTATGCGGAAGAAGTTTATTGCCGATAACGCCTTCCTTCTGTTCTCCAAAAATTCTGCTGACGGTGACGATATTGCAGAAGTTCTGGAGGCTCCATATGGACTTGGGCGTTCTTGGGGTATGAACATCGACACCAAGGATGAGTGGGATCCAGAAGGTATATGGCTGCGTGTACAGGATAAGTGCCTTCCTGTTATGTACCATCCTGACTGCTCCATTAAACTGAACGTACTTTAATTATAACGGTGCAATCAAAATGACTATGCTAAGAGTGGTGTTAAACACAACACTTAAACGATATGATGGAAAATTGTTCATTAAGGGGACTGTTTTCTCTGGCCCCCTTAATGAACTGCCCGAAGAAATTCAATATGCGGTGGAATATGCAAAACCGTATATTGATGTAGTTGAGATGGAGGATACATATATTCCAGAAGTAGAGGATGAAATCGTTCCCGAACTTGCTGAAGGGGACATTCCTGTTTCTAAAAAACCGGCATTAAAGCTGGCCAAAAAGTAGGAATATTATGATTACCGATCAAGATGAACTGATAGACTTTTCAAAAAATTTATTGGGAGCATCATTTGATAAGGTATCTGGTACTGGGTATATCCAAGCCGCAACCCAAACAGAAATGGAGTTGCGATTTGGATATCCTGTAACAGACAATACTAAATCGTATTGGATGGTGGAGAGAATGCGCCGCCATATTCTTTATATTTTAATGGTTGAATCTGCTCATAAGTTCCAATACAAACAAATACATTTAGAACACCGTTTCAAGAATTATATCCAATTGATAGAGAAAAGTGATTCTGATTTTTTGAAAGCTGCCGATGATTTTCCAGAACTATTTGAGACTGGGACTTGGGACGATTTTGCTTATTACCTTGCTCCAGGGTTTGTTTACGATAGTCTCGGAAGGGACATAACCTATTAAGGGTAATTTATGGCTGGTATTGGAGACGATATAAAAGCAGTTCTGGAGGAACTTGGTTCCTCCACTACCATTTATAAGTATGGGGGTATCACCATAACTGAGGTTATGGACTTGGAGACTTTCCCAACTTCCTCTACAGAATTTATTCGTCAATACTTTGGTGTGCTCTCTGTTGCTTATGATTCTGCTATAGCACCAGGGGATATAGTATTCATTAATAATTGCTATTACTTAGTGATACTCACCGACCGCATGTTTTTTGAAAATGCTCCAGTAGACATTACAGTTCCAGCTTGTAGATGCAATGTTTACGGCAGTTTGAAAAGGTTATCTACGGTAACCAATGCTGATTATATAAAAGTTCCCACATGGACAGATGTTACCGTTGAACCATTGAGAGCTTTACAGTACGAGGACAAATCAGGGAATTTCCAAGAAATTGAAGGACACCTAATGTCTTTCAATAAGGAACAGCATTCTTTACTTTTGCCAATATTTGTTCCTGTTCAAGTAGATGACAGGTGGTACCCATCCCATTCCAATTTGAATGAATTTTACCGCATTTCTTCTATAGATACCAGAAGATTTGAGAATGTTTCTATTTGTTCCTTAGAAGAGGATACACGGTAATGGTTGCTCCTACTGGTAAGCAAGGAGGGCTTATTCAGTTGGATATGAATGAGTTCTCCATATTTTATGAGAAATTGAAGATTGCTTGGGTACAGACTTGTCTTGCTTCTAAAGTTTTGAGGAAATATGCTGGTAAGAATGGTATATTGTCCCCAATGGCTGCTGTTGCTGTAGAGAGGATAATAAAATCTAAGTTGGAGGGTACTTCCGAATTTCCCAATAATTGGGATGATGTTGGGCACCATCAATCGCAATTTAAGTTTGAGCATGGTTGGCGTCCTGAACAATATAAAATGACTCGCAGTTTGTACGCAAATATAAAATCAATTAAAAGAGATGGGGTATGGGTAGTAGGGGTGGATAGAAGAGCAGTTGTTCCCCAAGTAGGATTTAGGACTTACGCAAAAAATCCAAGAACAAAAGGCAAAAAAATAAAAGTAGAAACTTATGCGGCATGGAATGAATTCGGAAATAAAAATACTCCAGAGAGAAATTTATTTAGAAGTTCCGCAGCCCAGTTTATTATAAAATATGTTCCTGAACTTTTGGATTTAGTTATTAAAAGTTTTGCAAGAGTGGCAAAATTTAGGGCTGCTGAATCCTATAAGGGCAAATCCACTGGTAAAGGGGATGTTTCTAATATCATCAGTAGCTACACATTAGGAAATAGAAATCCGGATTCGGATTTTGACGGGGAAGCCGCTGAGAATGATGTTAAATTGGAAGTAGCTATGGGTAAAATCAGTGGAGATGGTAGCAACCAGATAAGAATATTGAAAGAACAAGACGACAGGGAAACCAAAAGACCATTTGCTAAAATAAGTAGTGGAGTGGATTGGGGTGATCTTAGTCCTGAAGCTATAAAAGAAATACAAGATATGATGAAGGGTTACTGATGCGGATTTTGCAAATGTACCCAAAAGATATAACTCTGCTATGTGAATTTACTGTATCTGACCTAATGAAAATAAGGGGAGCAATGGATATGGTGCAGGTTAATTACAATGCGGGTAAACCAGAAGAAACAGAATTGAAAGATTTTTTGACTATCAATTTTATGCAATTTCTGGATACCGCAATAAAAGGTGCTACCGATGGCGCTTGATACCACTTTACAGGAAACTTTATTAAAGAAATC